TCTTCTTCGCATCGGTGTCGGTACTCCTCTGGTGTTAAGTTGTTCCAATCGTCAATCTTGGGCTTAGGGACACCGTACTGTTCCCCATAGCCTTCCAACCCATGCCGGGGTCTGTCGTGGTTGAGATACCAAGACAAGGCTAGGGTATCCACCAGCTTGGCCTTCACTTCGATACCAAGCAGCTTTTCCACTAGGGGGATATCGTACCGAATGATGTTATGACCCACCAAGACCTCAGCCTCAGTGAAGAACTTACGCATAACATCGTAGTTGTGGGTCCAGTGCATTTCCCCGTTGTCCATCCAAGCCACTACATGAATCTTGGTGGCATCCTCAAGGAGGTTGTCAGCTTCAATGTCAAATACTATCATCAGCTACCAAACTTAAATGTTTTTTGGTTAGGTGACACTTTTGCAGCTTCTGCCATTTCAGGGTATTTCTTGTAGAACTTCTCAGCACATTCTTCTTTCGTATCACCTCGTTCAAAGGAACGTATAACAACACTCATATACTGCACTTTGTCTTGAGTCCCCTCGGCCTGAACCTTCATTCTATCTAAGTGATACATGCCACTCTCAGGGCTAGAGTAGACTAAATCCAGAAAGGCTATATCGTTACCATGCAGAGTTTTGTACTTTTGCTGCAAGAAGTCCTTCTGTATTTGTCGTCTTGAGTGTCGCCGACTTTCTTTAATACTAGCAACTCCTCGATCAAAAACCCCTTGGATAGCAACATAAGTTGTCTTTTTCTTTATCTTCTTAGTTTTACCTTTTGCATACTTAAAGAAACGCAAGGCTCTTTTAACCAAGTTTAGGTCAAACTTTTTGTCAAAGTCTTCAAAGGACATCTGCATTAGACTGCTCCCTTCTTTTTATAATCTACGAGAAACTCAAGATTGCTGTTGGGCTTAGGCTTTCTAAGAAACTCCTCAAGCTGAGGCTTTACAAACTCTACGAGTTTAGTAAACTCCAAGAACTCTTCAGCCTTATCCACAGCAATACTGTGACTAACTGGGTCTTCGGGGTTGTCAGACCACACCAACCTGTTATAAAGATGGTAGACAGCAGTGTCAAGATCACCGTCATAGTCAGTAGCGTACCGACTGGCTACAGTACAAAGTGACCCGATATATCGACGGATATCGAAGTCTGGCAGCTTGGGCCAAGCCTTACGTTGCTTAAGCTCTTCTTTGGCTTCCCCATAGTTCTCGTAGTCTTCCCCAGCCAACTCTCTAAGCTCTGGGTCAGCTTCGATTGCTTGGCGGTTAGCTTCCCACCGTGACACTGTGGCAGTTCCTACCCCAAGGGCCTTCGCATGGTCTTCCCTAGAGGGAACCATTGTATCATTTGATACATTGATTTTGTCGGACTTGCGGTCCCCACCACGTCTCTGAACACCGAGAGCTTTCGCTCGTTTAGCGTAGAACTCTTCTTTCTCACTTCTATTAAGGTGCCTAAGTCCTTCGACATTAGTATCCGTTACATAATCCCAAGCCTCTCGTTCCGTTCCCTCGAACTGTTTGAAGACTGGTTCTACTTCCACTGCAAGGGCAGCAAGAAGGCGGTGACGACCATCTAGAACTTCACCATTCCAGAGGATGATTGGAAAGGTGTCGTCATACCCTACATCAATCATACGTTCTGCAAGGTGGTCTACTACATCTTGTCGGAAGGGTAGGGACTGGCAGGGCTTAGAAAAATCGTAAGTTTGCATTAAAGAATCTCCTGCAAAATAAAGGTGGACGGGTTAAAGCGTAGTCTACCAGCCCTACCCTCTTCAGAGCAAGGGCGATTCTTCTGTACCGTAAGGTAGGTGGTGTTCCTCTCGTCATAGTCCTCAGCCTCTTTGTCCCGGCTAAGGTCAATAATGACAGAAGCTCTCTGCCCAATCATCTTACAGTACTTAGGGTCACCATTCTCATTGGTGTGAGCAATAGTGACAATCCCTACATTAAGCTCAGCAGATAGCTTGGACAGTCGTACTGACAGGTCAGCAAGTATCTGTTCCTTACCCTCTTCTGTAAGCCCTGCTACTACATCCTGAATAGGCTCAAAGAACACAAACTGACAACCACAAGCCTCTCGGAAGAACCTAATCTGGTCGATAAGCTCATCAGTCCCTTGACCATCAGGAAGGTAGAACTGGTAGAAGTTCTCGTCCTTAGTCAAGTCAGTGATAGCCTCTTCGATAAGGGGGCCTACCTCTTCCTCGTCAATCAAGTCTCGGCGGGTGACGTTAGTTCCTGTGTGGTAGGTCACCAACCCAAGCAGACTACGTAATTTAGTTTCCTCTAGGTGCCATGTAGCAAAGGGTACACCCTTCTGTAGGAGGTTATACTCCAAGTACCTCATCACCTCAGTCTTACCAATACCTGTCTGTGCCTTAATGACAGTGAAGTGTCCCTGCATCAGCCCCATGATCTTGTCGTCTAAGGCTTGTATCCCGGTCGGTACATACTGGTGTTCTGGGGTATCCCGGTACAGGCTTAGGAACTGGTCTGTAGTATTGAGGATGTTCTCAGGGATAAACTTCTTAGCTGAGTACCAAGCATTCTTAAATGCCTGTGCCTGTCCTGCTACAAGAAACTCGTTAGCATCCTTAAACTTGTCATGCGGGACACGGTAGACCTTGTTAGGAAACAGATTAGCCATCTTAGCTGCTAGAGCATTACCGGGACCATCAGTGTCCACTGACAGGATAATCTTCTCAAAGCTATCCAACCAAGTACTACACTTCTCCCAGAGAGCCTTAGAAGGGGTGGCACTCGGTAGTGAGACTACAGGATTGGTGTAGTTACCCTTGAGCATCTGGTAGGCTGACATAGCGTCCACCTCACCTTCTGTCACGGTCACAAACCTAGCACTACCAGCATTCCATAGGTTCATACCAAACAGTTCGTCCTGCTTTAAACCATCACTACTGAAGGCTTTAGGAAAGTACCTAATCTTCTTACCACCACTAGGGTAGGGGTACTCCTGTTTAATCGGTTCGCCATTACCTGAGTAGGTGACTACACCATAATGTTCCATAGTCTGAGAGGAAATACCCCTCATTGCTACAAAACCAGACTCACTATGTTCTCGTATGTTCTTAGGGATAAAGTTCACTTCAAATTCCTCTTTGTAGGGTCTAAGGGGAAACTCTTGTAGTATGTCTTCACTGTAGGTTACACCCTTAGTAGGGTAAGCCTCTTCACAGCTATGACAGTAGCCAGTCATCTTCTCTACGTTGTAGCTGAAAGCATCAGTACTACTACATCTAGGGTGAGGACAAGGCTTATGGCTAATTTCTACCATGTAGTATTCCTAAACTTATGTAGGGACTGTAGTATATAGTAAGCCTCTTTTTGACTTACTTACGAAAAGCTATTTAAGCATAGCTAGTTTGCGTTTGATTCTTTGGTCAGCATACTGCACCCCTCGCAGTGTCATTTTAAACTTTGTAGCAACCTCTTGGGCGGTTAACTCTTCAGGCCCATAACGTAGTACGAAAATCTGGTAGTCCCGGTCTTTGAGCTTGGCTCTCATAAAGTCATCGACTTGGTTGACCCAGATCATTTCCTCTGTAGCACCAGCATAAGAATGCTCACTACCCTCTACAAGCTCCGTAGAGCCTTCTAGAGCGTCTCTGAGGTTATTGTAGGTGTCAAGGGCCATAGTATCTAAAGGCTCCTCCTGACCCTTCCTGATGGCTCTGGCGTTGTCTCGGGTTTTATCAGAGGGGGGTATAGTCAATGGACCTTGGCGTAATGAAATAAAGTCCTGCATTCTTTTCTTACTAACTAATACAAGGTCAGGGATACTGTCGTACCCCTTCGCCTCATGCTCTAACCATTCGAGCAGTCCCTCTGATACGAGGTCTTCATACAGGTCTGACCGCCGGAAGCTACGTGCTAACTTCCGACAGGTCTTTATCTTCTCTTCTAATTCCATGCTTTTCCTTTGGTTTGGAAGAACTCGTCAATGAATATCTCCAAGTCCCGTATGTTAAGTGATGCATCTGAGACATCATTCTTAAGTCTATCATAGGTAGCCCTACTCTGCCAAGTCTTGCTCTCCTCGTCTTGTAGCATGGCGTGGACCTCATCCTGTGCTGCATCCAGACAGTCACGAATCTCAATCAGTTTATCACGTACATCAGACATATTATTCTCCGTATTTAACCAGTCGTTTGGTGGTGATGGTAGAGGTTCTCTCATCCTCGTACCAGAATACTGTAGCCTTGGGGCTTTCCCCCACCTCCAGTATCTTGCCTAGTGCTAACACAGGCTTGAGGGTTCTGTAAGCACTAGACCCTTTATGCGGCAACCGTACTGAGGCTTGGTAAATCCCCACTACAGTATCGTTAATGGATAGGGGGGTATCTAGGAAGTCCTTAGCCATTCTTAGCTTCCTCGTATAGTTCCTTGGCAGTCTGTAGGTTTAGCTTAGTACAGGCATAGTCTAAGGTATGCTTAGGACCGGACCAGTTGGCTAGGCGTTGCTCCAGTTCTTTGATCTGGGCTTCGATACGGGGGGCTAATCTTTTTAGTACTTCGTTCATTAGAATCTCCAAGCTAAAAGTAAGATTGATAGGGTGATAACGGTAAGGCCTA